TGAAATTGTGGCAAATTGTCCTGCTGTTTTATATTGATTATTGTAGCTACTTATTAATACTCCTATTCCAGATCCAGTTATTTGAATTTGTCCTGCGCCAATTTGAATTATAGAAGCATTAAATCCTGTAGCATTACCACTAATTATTGTGCCAGTAATTGTTGATGATGAATTGGCTAATATCATATCTGAATTAAAAGTATTAGAAATAGTAAAATTATTATTAACATTAACCATCTCTGGAACAGCCCCAAAAACTTTTTTATTTGAAAAATATACGCCACTAGCAAAATCTAACGTTAAGGAATGGGCGCTAAATGAATTATGAGCTCGATTTTCACCATCGCCAAGTACTGCTGCTCCAGAGTGGCCTAATTGAACTACAGAACATCTGCCTCCTGGTATATAACCAAAATTAGATAAAACACAATTTTTTTCACCTCCACCAATAGTTGAAGAAAGTGAACCACAACATATTCGATTATAACATCCTCCGCCAACCGTAGAGAAATTTGAAAGACAAAACGCAAGATTACAACATCCTCCACCAATAGTTGAAAAACATGAACAGCAAGCACAATTACGAAGTCCTCCACCAATAGTTGAAGAAAATGAACAGCAAAGTGTATTATTACCTCCTCCGCCAACAACCCCTAAACAGGAGTCAGTTGTGCAATTATAGCATCCTCCACCAATAGTCGAAAAACATGCACAATTACAATTTTTTGTTCCTCCACCAACATTTCCATAATTGCAAATTGCACGATTACAACATCCTCCACCAATATTTGAAAAAGGTCCAGCTGCACAATTGCAACATCCTCCACCAATTGCTGAAAAATTTCCATTTGCATTATTACAACATCCTCCCCCAACAGTAGCTGTGCAGCACGCAATATTGGTAGATCCTCCACCAACTGTTGCTGCTGCTCCACAAGCAATATTACAAAATCCTCCGCCAACAGTACCACAAACGCATGTTGATCTATTACAAAATCCTCCACCAATAGTTGAACTAGTTGAATTAGAACATATGCAATTACAACATCCTCCACCAATATTTGAAAGAGAAGAAAATATTCGATTATAACATCCTCCAGCAATAGTTGAACCATTTCCAGAAACAGTACAATTGCAACTTCCTCCACCAATAATTGATAATGGTGATGAGATTAATATATTTTTAAATCCTCCAACTATTGTTGATGATTGAAAACTAGTGATGGAACCACAGATTCTATTATTATATCCTCCACCAATGATTGCAAGATTATCACCAGCAATATTACAACATCCTCCACCAACAAAAGACAAATTTCCACTTGCAAAATTGCAAGCTCCTCCACCAACTGTTGAACCACAGCAACATGCCCTATTACAAAATCCTCCACCAATTGTTGCAAGATTGGCACATGCAATATTACAACATCCTCCACCAACTGTTGCAAGATCGCAACATGCAGTATTTCTATATCCTCCAGCAACTGTTGCACCAAAACAACTTACAGTATTATAAGATCCTCCACCAACTGTTGTGGAACTGCAACATGCAACATTAGAGCGCCCTCCAGCAATTGTTGCACCACAGCCCTCTGCACGATTACCAGTTCCTCCAACAACTGTTGTACCCAAGCAAGCTGCTCTATTACAAAATCCTCCAGCAATTGTTGCACTAATGCCACATACAGTATTACAACATCCTCCACCAATTGTTGCATTTTCGCAACATGAACAATTACAAAATCCTCCACCAGCTGTTGCATGATTGCCATATGCAGTATTACGACATCCTCCACCAACTGTTGTACCCAAGCAAGTTGCTCTATTATAAAGTCCTCCACCAACTGTTGCAAGATTGGCACATGCCCTATTACAAAATCCTCCAGCAACTGTTGCGCACCTGCAACATGCAGTATTACAATTTCCTCCACCAATGGTTGCATCAACACCACATGCACAATGACGACATCCTCCACCAATTGTTGCTCCAGAGGCACTCACAAAATTACAACATCCTCCAGCAATTGTTGCACTAATGCCAAATGCACAATTATAGCATCCTCCACCAACTGTTGCATGATTGCCACATGCAGTATTACAACATCCTCCACCAATTGTTGCATTTTCGCAACATGCCCTATTTTGACTTCCTCCGCCAACTGTTGCATGATTGCCACATGCACAATTACAATTTCCTCCACCAATAGTTGAATTATTAAAACATGCAGTATTAAGACCTCCTCCACCAATAAAACTATAATTTCCACATGCATTATTACTGCATCCTCCAGCAACTGTTGCTGCTGCTCCACAAGCAATATTACGCTCTCCTCCACCAATTGTTGCAAGATTGGCACATGCACTATTTAGACTTCCTCCACCAACTGTTGCATTATCGCAAAGTGCAATATTACAACATCCTCCACCAATAGTTGAAGAAAATCCAACTGCACAATTACGAGTTCCTCCACCAATTGTTGAAAAACAATTAAATGTAGCGTTACAAGATCCTCCATCAATATTTGAAAAAATTCCAGATACAATATTGCAACATCCTCCACCAACAGTTGAGAAATTTGCATTTACCCTATTACAATTTCCTCCTGCAATAAAAGCATAGTTTCCACTTACATAATTTCCACTTCCTGCAGAGATTCCTATCCAATTTCCAGAAGCAAAATTATTATCTCCGAAAAAACCAGTCTTTGCACTCAAACGATCAAGAAAAGTTTTATTACCAGATATAAGTTGATTACCAGTATTATAGACCAAATTGTTAGCTAAAATATTTCCAACTACTTGTAATTTTTCAGAAGGACTATCTGTACCTATGCCAACTTTACTATTAATATAAGCATTATTTGCTAAAATGTCTCCAGTAACTCTTAAATTCGTTCCACTTATAAATATTGGAGAATTAATAAAGTTAATATTAGTGCTATCAAATGTCATATCTCCAACGCCACTAAGATTTAATGCTGTATCTATAACATTAATTTGTTGGCCAGAGAAAGTTGTAATACCTGTAAATTTTTTATTACCACCTATGTCTTGATTGCCAGTATTAAAAACTAAATTAGGTGCAATAGCTTCATGAGAAAATCTTCCGCTATTAGCTATTAATGTTTTAGCTTTAAAAATCTGTGCCATTTTCTTTTTATTCCTTTTGTTGGTTTTTAGGCCAAACTGTCGCTTTTTATGGCGAACTAAAGAGTAAAAGAATTATTAATTCTATTATTCTAGTGAATATTACACTAGTTTAATTTTGTGTGGAAGCAAAAGTGTGAATGTATACAGGAGATTCTGCAATATTATCAGAAAGAACACCAGTATATCCATTTTGGTCAACAGATCTAACGCTAAGATTATACATAACTTCGCCTGGGACTTCTAATGTTGCTTGAACCTTTGGAGTGCCTACAAAAGGAACTGGATATATAATTGCATATGAGTCTAATCCAGGAGCTAATGTCCTTCTAAATACTTGGTTGCTAGATTTGGCAACAAATTGTGCATTTGCCCAACCACTGTAAGCTGTATTATACTCAGAAAGGGCTTTGCCAGTTTCAAATAAATTAGTTTTAGTAGCAAAAGTATCAATGTAAAATGTGCCACTTTGATTTAAACGAGCAGAGAGACTATCTGTTAGAGCTTGAAAATATCCACTGTTACCTACTATTTTAATTTCTCCAAGACCAGCGTTTACTTCTATTTTTATTCCATCTTGGCCAGTAATATAAAGGTCACCTTGTAAATTATTTAATTTGCTAACATCTGCATTTGCAGAATTAATTTGTGACATCAAATAGCCACTAATTCCAGTAAGTTCACTATAATAAGCTAAACCGCTATTTCCAAAACCAAGTCTAAGTTGGTTTCCGTCCTGAACTGGTGTTAAATTATATCCACTAAGACGAATATGTTTAAAAGCGCTAATCATAATTTTTGTTTCCTTTTATAGTATTACACATATTTTTATTTTTTAATCTGAATATTTAGGTAATATCCATTATTTAACAAAATGTCACTAAAATTTATATCAAAACCAGCGTTAGTTATTGATCCAACCGTAAAATAGTAAGCAATATTATCTATTGTATTTTGAAAAGTACAAACTACAGATTTTGGAACAGAAGATAGCGCTTGAGGAAATGCAATATAATAGTTGTCATATCCTGCTGGGGTTAGATTCGCTTTGTATCCAATTACGTTTTCTGTTTCAAAATAACCACTTAATATAATATTCTGAGAATTTATTTTAGTATCAAGGACTGAACCAGTTATATTTAAATTATTATTTGTTGCGCTTACAAGAGATTGAAAATATCCACTATTACCAGATATAAAAATTGTATTATAATTATTAGTAACTATATTGACACCATCTTGACCAGTTAAATAAATAAGTTGAGCATTTAAATTATTAATTTCACTTATGTTACCTTGTGCTCCTTGTGGCCCAACTAGTCCTTGTGCTCCTTGTGGCCCTTGTGGACCAGGAAGTATAACATGAGAATGATAATCTATTGATGGAGAGTCTGTAGTAGATTCTAATGGAGCTGGCAGATTTACAATAGCATTTACAGATGTTGATGGAGAGCTAACTTCAACATTTGTTCCATTTGAAACAATAACCTCAACATTAATTTCTTCCATAAATTAAAATGTTGTAACTTCTGGACTAACAATAAATTTACCCCTAAGTAATTTTATAGAATTACCAGTTGGTATTCCATAAGGAAATCTTTCTATATCATAAACAAATGAGCCTACTGGAATATATTGCATACTATAAGAAGGAACATTTATATTTATTAGTCCAGATGCGTAGTAAGAACCATTATTTCCAGTATAAATACTTGGATTAAGATTTAATAATACTCCAGAAATATAATTTCCATATGTATCTAAAGCTGGAGGAGATCCAAAATAAGCATATTTTACTGCACCCCTTACGTCATATCCACTTAAATTAATTGAAGTACTGTATTGATCTTTTACTGAAAGAGTTATTTGTAAGTTATCACCTTGAATTGCGTTTATATTATATGAAGTAGCCATATAATAAATTACACCAATTAAAAATAATTAAAAATTAATAATTTAAGGAACATTCATTCTAACGCCATTAACTCTAAATGTTCCGTATAGATCTATTCCACTAGGGCTTATTTTTATACCAACTCCGCTTATGCCTTGGGCAGATGTACCACTTATAAAATTAAATCCTACAAATATTGAATCTTTTGAACCTGTTATTCTATTATTATAACCAAAAACAAAAGATTTATTATTTAAAATAAATTCATTATCTCTCCCGATCAACAAAGATTCACTATTACCAGCTAATTTATTACTTATACCTAAAGCGACTGTATTATAATTATTAGTTCCTCTAATAAGATTTCCTGCGTAATAATTAGAATTTCCAGCAGAAAAATCTAGAAGATTTGTTAAATATGCATGATTATTAGATAATTCTGACTTAAGAGAGCCGTCTGAAGAATTTCCATCGCCAAATATAAAATTATTATTTGCACCAGATACAACATTGTTATTACCGAAAATGGTATTTTCGTCGCCTGAACTTAAAGTATTAATACTACCAAATACGGAGTTATTTGAACTTAAAATTGTATTTGAGTTGCCATATATTATATTATTTGAAGAATTTTTTAAGTTATTTGTTCCTCCAAATACATAGTTCATGTAACTGCCTGTGTTATAGTTTACTTTGCCTATTACAGTATCAGAATTAGCAGATTCAAAAATATTACTGTCTCCTATCGAATAAATATTGAAGCTTTTATTGATGTCGTTGCTAAAACCAATTACATAAGTATTTCCACCATATGTTTCAAAAAAGTTATTTGCATTTCCGTAGCAGGAGATTCCAGAACTTTGAGTAAATTGATTATAATTACCAAGTAAAGTTACTTCGCCTGCACCTTCAAATAAACTATTATTATCCCCAATAACAGCAACTTTATAATTCTCATATCCACTAAAAGTACTAGGTGAGACTCCTGGAGCAGATAAAAGTCCTTCTACATCATTTTTTGCGTATAAATAATTATTTTTTCCTAAAACAGTTGACTCAGAAAATCCAGATAATTGATTATAAGTTCCTATCACAGAAGAGTAAATACTCTGAGTTGCATAGTTATACGTGCCCAGCATATGCATTCTTTGCGTGCGATTAAAATCGTTAAAATGCCCAATAGCCATATTACCTACTCCAGAAAGAAGAAGGTTAGAGCTTCCTAATGCTATTTCTGGACCCCAGGCATATTTTCTTATAATACTTGGACTCCAAGTTAAATTATAACTTCCAATATTAATTGCTGGACCATCAACAGTTTGAGAATTTCCTACAATAATTGGATAAGTAATAATTCTATCAGTCTTAAATATTGGTATTCTCAAACCACTAAAAAAAGTTCTATCGCCAAGAACGGTTGAATTAAAATTACCAGTAGTAAATTGGAAGAAGATTCCAGTTAATTCTTGTTCTACAAAAGAATTAGTTGCCGAATCGTAAAATTGAGTATATAGTTCTTTATTGATCACTTATTTAATAATTACACTACAATTTAATATTTTTTATTTATTTATTTACCTTCAGATAGAATATTTTTAGTTTCTTTATTTAGCTCTGTTTTATTTTCTTCATTCTTTGGAAGCTTGTAAAGTGAATTGAATTTTTTAAATTCTGATGCTAATCTTTTAGTTAATGTTTCTCTATTGTCTACTGGAATTAAACCGATTTTCTTTGCGTGACTTTGTAGATCACTTTTATTCATGTCGTTTAAATAATTCAAGTAATCTTGTAGATTTAATGTTTTATACTTGCTAGATCCATTATCTCCCCAAATTTGGTCTAGTGTTTTGTGTTGAATATTTTCTAATTTTCCATGAGTTTGTGAAAGTTCTTCTAATTTTGTTGATTTCTTAGGCATAAATGTAAATAATCTCCTTAATATATTATAAATCTGACAAGCTGAATTTCTAATGTTTTATTCAAAAAAAAGACCCAGTAGGGATAAACCTACTGGGCCTTTAATTTTAATCTAATTTAACTTAGATCTTGATTCCAACTACTGTACGAGCATCGATACAAACGCGACCCTCTTCGAGAGAACCGTAGAAACCAGTTTTCTCGCTACGAGCTGCGAATTGATCGTCTGGAAGAACAGAGAATGTTGAACCAGTATCAGAGTTACGAGCGATTGGGCGGATAAAGCCTTCTCTGCTCAAGTCAACACCAATGGCGAGTTCATCGGCATTAGAATTGAAGTTGTAACTACCTTTGAATGCGTTGAATAGTGCATTGTATTTAGCATTTGCGCCTAATTCAACTAGTTCATGGATTGTTACTCCGTAAAGTTCTTGAGCTCCAGCATTGCGATAGATTTCTTCACGAGCTGAATCAGGAAGATTTGTTCCTGGATTTGCACTTGTGAATGGTTGGTAAGCGAATGCACGGACATCAGCTTTAACTTCTGGACTAACGAATATATCAGTTAGACCGTAAGCATCAGATGTGGTACCACCAGCATAAGATGTATTAAGTCTTTTTACTAGTGTCATTAGCTTATTAAGATCAGCTAGACCAAATGCTCCAGGTGTATCAGTACCAACGATATGACCGTTGGTAACCAATGCGCCAGATCCTGTTCCAGGAGTACGAGCTTCTGCGAGGGCTTTTAGAATTACTGCCCAAGCATTACGTTCTTGTTTTACGAGAACTTCATTGCTCATTCTCTCAACTGCTTTACTTACTACATCGATACGACCACGACGGGCATAACGTTTTAGGAAGCTAACTGCTGCGTCTAAAGAATAAGTAGAGATTTTTAGTTCACTAAAACCTTCTACTGCTGAAGAAGGAAGACCACCTGCTACATTTTGACTCCAAACTGTAACATAATCTTGTCCACCTTGATCATTCCAGAGATCAAGAGGAAGACTGGGACTATCATCTTGATCATAGGGTGCATCATTATAGATTGCACTGGCTGTACCAGCTTGCATTAGAACCTTACTTACGACTGGTCCAATGAAAGCTGCAAAAGCTTCGGAGGCTTCACGAGCTACGGTAATATCTCTACTACCCATAGCTTTTACAAGCTCAACTTGCTCTGGTGTATTTTTTAATTTGATTTTCATTTTTTATAATTCTCCTTAAATTAGAAGTTAAGTTTAACTAAAGCAATACCATTAATTGGCTTACTTAGTAAGTTACCAACTTGTTTAGCTCCTGCTGTACAGCTTAAGCTTCCAGCAGCAACATAAAGTGGTGCACCAACGTTAGCGGTTGCAGGGAAGTCAGAAGTACTTCCACTATAGACGAGAACGCCTCTAGTTAGAACTGGTACTGCTTGACCACTGACAACTACTCCCTTTTCGGCAGCTTTTCCAGGCTTGAAAATTAGTTTTTCACCATTTTCATCAAGCTCTTGGGTTGCCATTAGGGTAATTCCTATTGGTGCTGCATCTTGTGCAACTGCTGGGGCTACTTTTGCAGTTACAACGTAACGGTTAGAAACAACGTTACTTAGTCCTGCTATCCCAAGAGTTCCGCCCAAATCAACTGGGATTTGGCCTAAGAAACCTGTTCCACCACCAAGTGAGGTGTCTGATACTGGTTGGAAACCGTTTCCTGTTACTTTAACTACTGTGCCTGCTGTAGCAATAACGCCATTAGCGTCTTGGGCTGCATCAACGGCAAAGAAATTGATTACATCATGTTCGCTGTAATCTCTTAATGGTCTGAGTGTATATGCCATAAACTTTTTTCTCCTTGTTTATTATTTAATATCAAATCCTTCAAGACCGAAAGCTTTGCTATATTTTTCACGTAGCGAAACTTCAGCGGTTGTTGTAGAATTTGGAATCGAATTCTTCTCAACGTTAGAATTGTCGAGAACTTCATCTACAACTTCGGTTGCAGATTGTTCTGAAGATGTTGAAGCTTTAATTTCTTCTTTGACTTCGGAAGCTTTACTTTTTTTCATTTCTTCTTCTTTTGCTTTTTTGGCAGCTTTATTTTTCTCTTTCATGAGAATTGCCATTTTATTTTTATAAGCAGCAAAAGATTCATCGTTTAAATCTTTGATATCAGTTGCGAGAACTTGGCGATCTTCATCAGAAAGATCAAATTCTTCGTCAAAGCCAGCCATTCTTAGATTAAAGGCTTCTTCTTGAGCTTTAGCAACTTTTTCTTCTTCAAGTTTAGCAAGAGAAGCTTTTAGTTTTTCTAGCTCTTCTTTTACTTTTTCACTTTCGGTAGATAGTGCATCGTATTTTTCTTGAGTAGCTTTAATAGCGTTATCTTTTTCATTCTTTTCAGCTGTGAAAGCTTCTGAGGCTTTTTTAAGTTCCTCTTGAATAAAATCGGAAATGCTAGAAGCAGTTACTTGCTTCAAAAGCTCATCTGTTATTTGATTAATATTTTCTATTTTCATAATTATTCTATTTATAACTCCTTCTTCAATTACAGCGTTTTCTTCATCTTGTGAAATATTATTTTCACAATTAATATCAGAGGAATCTGACATTTGGTCATTTTTCTCTGGTTTAGAATTTTCAACTTCTAAAGCTTGTTCATCTTTAACAGCTACTCCTTGTACATCAGCAGCTGGATTAGCTGTTAATCCTATACCTAGTGGAATAACACTTCCTAAGACTTGACGATAAATAGATGTATTTTTATCTATTTTACCAGAACCACCAAAAGCTTTTAAATTTTTCTTTAACTTATCTTTTTGTTTTTCGTCAGATATGAATTTGGCATCTTCTAGATTTTTATTATTGTCATTAAGAAGAACTAAATCATATTCATTAAATCCAAGTTCCCAACTAGCACTAACATTCATGTAGTTTTCGCTAGATGGATCATTACTATCTTCAATAAGATTTGATAATTGAGGATTTATAATCTTCCAAATTACTCCACCAAGAGTAATATAAAATGGCTCTTTCATCTCTTTGACTTCATCTTCAGTGAGGATATCATTACTGCCAAATTTACTAAAATTAGCAGCTAATATACAACCAACTACTTTTGTTCTATCATGCTCTACATTAATTGGTTTATTAATAAAATTTTTAACTATCTCTGCTGCTGTTAATGAATTAACAACATCACCATTTTTATTTACTCTATTGATAACGCAAGCATCAAAAGCAATAGGAAGCAAATCTATATTTTTTTCTGTATCAATTTCTGGAAGGAATTTTCTTAAATTATTAATTGAAGCTAAAGAAAGATATTTATCTTTTTCTTCACTTACTAGAGGTTTTATTTTAAGATTTGCAAATGTAGTTGTAAATTGAAAATTCATATTTTTATATATTATATATCTAGCCCGTAAATAGTTACACCATCTTCTTCATCTTCTAGATATAACTCTTCAGCACTATTAAAATCAAAATCATTTAAATCATAATTTTTAATATCCTCTTGCGCTTCTTTAAAGTCTTCTTCGTTAGGTTCAAAAGTAATTTCAATTATGTAATCGTTTTTTGATGCTTTTGCTATATCACTATCAGCTTTACGATAAGAATCTTTTACTTTTCCTCCACTTACCATTCTAAGAAAAGTATTTACTCTTGCCATTGCCCAAGAAACTCGTGATTGTCCTGGTCTGTGAGAGGAAGAAAATGCACCTGCACCACGACGAAATACTTTTTTTAATTGACCAAGAGTAACTTTTTTCTTGTTTTTACTATTATGTTCTTTGACTTTATTTTTAAGAGCTTCTATAACTTTTTTAGAAAATTCTATTGCTTTATCGCTTTTTGATCCAGCGCTACCAGGCTTATTTTTAGAAGAGCCTTTTCTTCTTTCGCTAGGTTTAGATGGAGTTTGAGCAGATGACTTTGGCCCAGGCCTAGCAGCATCTATAGATTCAAAACCAAAATTATCAGGATTGGTGATACTCATCTATATATTATACACTTAACAGGTAAATTAAATCTAATTTTAATTAGCATAACGGATAGAACATTATGCTAATATTACTAATGTCTGTTGTTGTCCAACATTACCACTCTAGGTGGGACAGATCTTACTTATACCTATGTATAAAATTATTATATAATTCAAAAATTTGAGTTTGTGAAAGAGCTACGTTATACGTACTTATTACACCAATATCTAAATTATTAAGATATCTTTTTCTTGCTCTAGAACTACCCTGTGTAGTATTAGTAGTATTACCAATATTAGATTTTCCAAGACAAAAATAATTTCCATTAAAATATGGAAAATATCCATTTCCCCAACTTGTTCCTGTGTTTGCATATACTGTTCCATCTAATTTTCTAAATCCTGGACCAAGTGGCATTTTTTGTTTTCTTTGTAAATACATATTTTTGCCAAACCCACCCATACCTGGTTTAGGCGATGGATGAGTTAATGGATTAAACTGTAAAAGTGCAGTGGTTTGTAATTGTCCATTTATATAAACTTGAATATCAGTTCCGTCGCATCTTAATGTAAGCATATGCATTTCTCCAAAAGAATATTTATAATCTGTCATTAATGTAAAGTTTATATATTTAGATGTTGGACTATTTGTGATATAAGCTCCGCCAGCAAGTCCCATGCTAAAAATAAAACTAAAATTATTAAATACTCCTCGATAACTTGGTTGTCCTACTATATTGTAGTATGGAGATCTATAGCCTATTGTAAAACCAGATTGGTAGCCTATATTAGAATTAAAAAATACACCTTTTTTTTCTCTAGAAATATATTGTGGATTGTTTTTATTTTTATGTTGAATTGGTCTTTGTAATCTTATGAATAAATTAAACGTTGAAGAAATGCCAGGTCCATAAGTGTATAAAGGACTACTATCATTTTTTTTTAAAAATAAAAGTGGAAAATGAGAGTCTTTGTGTTTAGCTACATCGTCATAAATGATTTTTGTATAATTTTTTGTGCCTCTTTTATTTTCTACATCTGAATTATCAGGATTTTTGATATAAGAAAATGTATTATTTATGATTTGAGCTTTTTTAGTATTAAAAGAAACTCCATAGATGTGTTGTCTAGAGGAAGCTGTATCATGAATGGTAGGCACGATCCCATTAATTTGATACTCTCTTATTTGTTCAAGCTTACATGGATCAAGAGCTCCACCGTCATCTGTAGTTTCATTTAAATATTGTGTTATTGTTGGCGGAGTTTCATTTCCAAGTGCCTCTCCACCATCTGGAAAGTTCCAATCTAACTGGTCTGGGTAACAATCGTTTGAAGAACTACAATAATTAATCTTTGTAAAAATATCAGTATAATCTCTTTGATTTGAATCTCTAATAAGCCAAGATCCAGCATCATTATCATAAATTGCCATATCAGTATCATCATCTTTTAAAAAATATGGGCGATTATTAAATAATTTTGGATTTACAGTTTGACTATATATACCATTAACATAAGACAGAGAACAGTCTGATACTAGAATTTTATATCTCTCATTTTGAATTTCTTTTTTATAAAAAATTGGATCAAAAAGAAAAGTAAGATTAGAAGGAGAAGGTAAGAGGTCTATATATTTTTTTTCAATTAATTTGCCACTTCCACCTTTTGTGGAATTAATTTTTCCGCTTCCGCCTTTGCCTATATTTATATTCATTTTTTGTATAATTCTTTACTAACATCATCAGCAGAACCCATAGTTGGAGTTTCTGGATATTTGGTTGGTAATTCTCTGCTTTCATAATTTGATTCAGAACAAGATATTAATAAAAATAGCGGTAATATCAATAATAGCTTTTTCATAAAGGCTATTACACGTTTAAAGATTGTTCTATTAATTTAGCTTCAGCATCTCGTCTTCTATTCATGCCCTTTTCAATACTTCCACCAGCCCATATTCTTTTCATGTTTCTTATTTGGTTAGCTATAAAAGTTAAAGCTTTTTGATCAAAAGTATTTGTTATTCTCATACCGTCTCTTATTAATTTCATTTCGCGGCGACGATCACCTTCAAGAGCGCTACCTCTATTAAATACAAGACTAACTAATCCGCCTTTTGCATCTTCTGGCATTTTATCAAAATTAGGAAAAGTATCTTTTGTTAAATTCCAAAACTTAGTTACTGTTTTATTATTAAAGACTTGCAATGATAATTCCCAAGGAATAACAATATCCCTTAATCCTCTTATAAGATTCTTCGCATTATATCCTTTTATACCAACTACTTTATATAATCTATCGAAAATTTCTTTAGGAAGATCTTTCCAATCTTCGCTAAATTCAGTTTTATTTACATAGCCTAAATCGTAACCAACGCCGATTGTAACTCCGCTTTGACCTTCTGGCCAAGCTGGATTTTTTAAAAATTTATTATAATAGTTTTCACCACCACCAACTTCAAATTCTAATATAAGGTCAAGAGATTTCTTAGATAGCATTTTTAATTATTAATTTTATCTATTGTTTTGTCTAGTATGTTATCTTGAGATACTTTTTCTTTTAACCAACTATTAAGAACTCCAAAATAAACAAGATGTTCGCTATCAATTAAAAATAATTCATTGCCAAAATTATCCTTATAAGACTTAACTCCAGAATCTTCAGTTAGATCAATTGCTTTTTCTTTTTTAAATTTGATTCTATACATTTTAATTAAATTATTATATCGTTCGCGCGCCTGACGCGTAATGAGAGCATCCTCGCCAATGAAAGAAATCAATCCACCATTGTCTTTGTCATATTGTTTTGGTGTGGTTGCGTCATAAGATGATTTGTCATCTTGTATTTTATTAGGAGTCACCGTTGTACAACCAATAAAAAGAAAATTAAGAGCTAATATGCTTGCGAGCTTCTTCAAGGTCTTTGTCCTTTACTGCATGTTCAATTCCACTTTGATGGTCAACTTCTTTTTGAGCTTCTTGGCGATCTTTCATTTCTTTTGTGTTCTTTGCTCCGAACACATTATTGATTGCTGAGAATATTCCAGATACTGCTGAAAGTATAGCTGTTAATATTCCAGTTGGCATAATTACTCTACGTAACTTGCTGTTGCGTCTTTGCAACCAGAGGCAATAGCGTTAAGTACCTTTGCTGCAAGAACACCGTTTCCATCTAGCCTAGCAAATTGTTGAGCGTAAAGATCTTTGATTACGGTAACATAATTTGCCCAATGAGTTTTTTCACTTGGAAGATAATCATTAAGAGCTTTTTGAAGTTGTGCTGGAGTTGGAGCAGTTCCAACTGTTAGTGCTTCTACGATTGCTGCAACATTGTTTATCATTTTAGCTTTTTCAATTCTATCATTACCAGAAGTGGCTTGGTCAAGAACAACAGTGCAAGCAAGCACAACTGCAGGTTTAACATAAGGAAGAGTATTTTCAACACTTGTTGCAACATCAACTTTTCCAGTATTAGTTGTAACACAAGCTCCAAGAAATACGCTCAAAAGAGCAACTGCGGCTAATTGTAATTTATTCATATATTTTCTCCAGTTCTTTTTTCTGCTTCAATTGTTTGGGCTACTGACCCACCAGTAACTGCTGAATCTTTTACTGTTAATGCAAAAACTATACCAGAAACAACAGCAACCAATTTTGAAATTCCTACAATATAAACTTCTGCTGCGTCTGGAAGAAAATAAACCAATGAAGGATCAGAATGAATCGCTATTGCGGTAGTAATTGCTATTACTGTGGTAACTCCAGAAGTGGAAGATCTCCAATTGACACCAAAGATTTTAGATAGCATAGTTTTCATAAGATATTACACTATATTATATGCGTTAAAAATTAAAATATCAATACTTTCTTTGTATTATTCAAAACTCCATATAATATGTTTCCACTAACAAATAATCCTCTTCTTCCAAAATCTGGATCAAGATCAAAATCAAAACTTAATGTGGCAGTTTTATTGCTTCCGATAGAAGAGTCGTAATTAATGTTTGTGAATTTACAACCACTAAAAGTGAATTTTGTTTTATCTACTCCTTTTCTTGAATTACTAAAATCAACAACAACATTATAATCATCATCTCTATTTAATGTATCAAAAAATGAACCTTCAAAATCTTCTTTCACTATAAAACTAGTATTTAATTTTCCATTAATTGGAAACTCCATTTTTCTTAATAATGGGAATTTATAATTAATTGCTCTATAAGGTTTTCTATTAAAAGATAATGAATAATCTAAACTTTGGATTGTATCATTGTAGTATTGAATATTAGAAAGAGCTCCATAATTAGCAGCTATAGCTCCGCCTACCTGATTAAAACTTGAATCAAAATAATAAGTTGTATTTGGAATTGATACATCAACTGATCTTACAGCAGCACCATCTTTAAAATAAGTCACAGTCTTTCCATCGTATTCTATTCTAAATTTTGTTGAAGTTGTATAACCTCCAAAACTACCTATAAGTGTGCCATTTTCATAGATATGACAAACTGCAATTGAATTAGGATGCCAAGCATAATTTATTGTATCATAATTAGCGCTTGGCGAAGGATCACTACTTAATCCAACCATAATTCCAGCTGTGGTTTGATTAGCTTTTGCCTCAACATACATGTTATTATTATAGCCTATGCTAGAATAAGCTTGAGCATCGAAAGAAGTAATTCCATCAATTTTTGTAAATACATTTCCAACTTTACTCATAGTTATTGGGGTTATATTTTCAGGAATTAAACTAATAATATTAGTTGAATCATTTATTGGATTTCTATAAAAAGTAACACTAGCATCTCCTGGTAAAAGAATATTTTGTCCACTAATTGCAGTTTGATTATAATTTAAAGCTTTTGGAATAACGACTGTATCATTATTTACTTGATTAATTCCAGACTTTAAATCAAGAGTTGAATATTGAACTCCAGATCCACTAATATAAAAAACAATATTATCAGCAATATAACTTTGATTTACTACTGGTAAATTTCCAACTGAAACATTAAAAGAATATTCAGTAAGATAAGAGTTTTGAAAATGTAATAATCCATAATTTTGACTATTTGAATTTATTATTTGAGTAACATTACTTGGATTAATTAAAGAGCTGCTTAAGGTTACATTTTCAGAAAACAAATCATTATCATCTTTATTTATAACAAGATAAAAATCTCTATCATTTAGTAATCCACTATTAGTGCATAACCCAGAAAACATTGGAGTGTTGGATCCAGAAAAATGATTAACATTAAAGTCTAATCTGTTTTCATTTGTAACACCATCAGGAATATACGAAAAATTAAAAGTTACTTCTGGTGGGCCAGAAATTCCGCGAAATATATTTTGTTTTTGTCCAAACCCTTGAGCATTTAATCTGGGCTGTTGGATTGAATAATTAAAGTTCTGTATTTTTTCTAATCTTTTAAGAATAATATTATTAGCTAAGTAATAATCAGAACCAGCTTTTTGTTCTCCACTATATGGAGCAACATATAAACCCTCTACATTATAGATTATTCTATTTCTTGGCATTATCCTTAATCCTTATATAGGATTACACTTTTATTTTTATTAAAATTTACCAAGAGGCCAAAGCCGTTTTTATCCAAGTATTTGTAGTTATGCAAATATAAAAAACAATAATTTAATTACCATTCAGCAAGAGCAGTTCTACGCCATTTAGATCCATTGTTAATGTAAAAATATCTAGAATCTATAGCAATTTGACCATTACTTCCATCGCTGTTTGGCGTTGCTGGCACTCCTCCAAGAAAAACATTACTACCTGCTTCTCCCTGTAGCATCACACCAATTCCTTGAACAGTTGGTCGAGAATTAAAATTAATATTTCCGAATACAGGTGGTTTAGCGAAATATACTCCACTAGCAAAGTCTAATGTTAAAGAATGTGCTCCAGAAGAATTATGGGCTCGGTTTTGGCCGTCTCCTAGAATAGCAGATCCAGTGTGACCTGATATAATGGTTGAAAGCCTTCCGCCTGGTATATAACCATAATCTGCAAATACTTTATTATCGCTTCCTCCACCAATTGTTGAATAAGAGCTATTTATAGCATTACCAGTTCCTCCACCAATAGAAGAAAAAATTGCTAACTTACCATCACAACAAGAAGAGCCGCAATGTTCACTAATTATAGAATTACATCTGCCCCCAACAATTGTTGAAAAACTTGTAGAAACATTGTTACAACAACAACTAGCTACGTTACATATAGAATTAAGAGCTCCTCCGCCAATAAAAGAAAGACAAACTGCTCCACCACAAAAGCCTATTATTTTATTACAACATCCTCCACCAATAGTTGAAAAACATGAATCGCATCCCGCTGTATTGCTAGTTCCTCCACCAATTGTTGCACCATGACTACAAGAAGTAATAGCGTTACCAGTTCCTCCACCAATAGTTGAAAAACATGAACAGCAAGCACAATTACTAACTCCTCCACCAATTGTTACATCACAGCCACAACCTACAAGATTGAACTTTCCTCCAGCAACTGTTGAATTTTCGCCACATGCCTTATTACAACATCCTCCGCCAACTGTTGTATTATCGCAAGCTGCACAATTACGATATCCTCCGCCAATTGTTGCATTAATGCCACATGCCTCATTACTAACTCCTCCACCAACTGTTCCATTGCAACTTGCTCTATTACAAAATCCTCCACCAATTGTTGCATTTTCGCAACGTGCAATATTACAAAATCCTCCACCAACTATTGCATAATTGCCATCTGCAAGATTACGAGCTCCTCCACCAACTGTTGAACCACTGCAAATTGCACAATTAGAGATTCCTCCACCAACTGTTGTATTACAGCCATTTGCAGCATTACTAACTCCTCCACCAATTGTTGCGCCACGTAAACATGTACAATTACAACATCCTCCCCCAATGGTTGCATCAACACCACATGCACAATTAAAGCTTCCTCCACCAATTGTTGCATTATTGCCACTAATAAGATTACAAAGTCCTGCGGCAATAAAACCATACGTAGAACAAACACTATGACGATCTCCCCCTAGTACGCTTGTTCCAAAAGCAGCTTGTCCTCGGTTAACTCCAGTAAATAATCTAATATTTTTACTAAAATTTACACTACCTGATCCTCCGATAACAAAACCGAAATTATCCGCTTTAATGTAAGATGTTCCAGCCCTAGAGTCATTTGGGTCATTAAACGATAATAAATATGCATTTCTAAGAGCTTCGCTCATACATCTATTCCTTCAAAGTTTATTAACGATAAAAATTTCCATCTGCCATTAGAATTTCCATTGCCACTAACACATATATATAAGTTGTTAAAGTCTAAGGCAATTTGTCCGCTTATGCCTGGATAAAATTCTGAGGTAGGTATAGTAGACGCTTGTAAAACTATTCCATCTTTAAATGTTTTGAGATCGTGAACATCTTGATCACCAGTATTTCTTACATACCTAGCGTCTAATTGGCCGCTATTTGTGAGCTGTTCCGTGAATATTTGTAAACCATTAAATGTGCGCATCTACCAAATTACACTTTATACATTAATTTTTGCTGTGATATAATAAACTTGCTAAATAATTTGTTACTTGATGTTCTGCGGCTATTTCTTGTATTTCATTAATATTATCTTGATTTTTATCAAAAGGCTTTTCAACGTATTCTTCAATTTTAGAAGTCCAATCTTGTGGATTCTCATTAGCTATGATAATTTCTGATATCTTTTCTGCATTTTCTTTTTGTTGATTACTTAATTTTTTAACACTAAACTTCTTTCTAATAGAAGACTTTACTTCTTCTTCAAGATTTTGAGCTGCTAATATATTTTCTTTTATTTTGGTTACAGAGAAATTAGCTTTAGAACCAATTGGTTTTACATTTTTTGTAGATTGAGGTATACCAGTAGAACCTGATGGTCTTCCAGCTTGACCAGATGCACTTCCTCCAATAATTGGTTGGTAAAGACCTTGATCTCTTAGATCTTTGAATTTCCTTTGAGACTCTAGGGACTCTTCTTGGGTTGGAAGTCTTCCAGTTTCAATTGCAGTAAGTCCTTCTTCTGCGGTTAATACTCCTAATTCAACTAATCTATTGTAAATTCTGGAATATTGAACATCATCTTTGATATCAATATCTTGAAAAACTGGTGTTGGAAAATTTTTAAAACCAATATCTTTGCTCATTCTTCTGATTTCTGGAATCAAAAATTCATTAATAAAGACTTCTCTTGCTTGCTTTAATCTTTGAACAAACACTTGAACTTTAATACTTGTATTTGCAAATTTTTCACTTCCTATAAGAATATTATTTAAACCAATTTGAATATCTCTATCAACCACTTCGTATTTTTGTGGCCCAATAAGATTGCCGATATCTGGAATAACAAACTCAGCTTTAGTTGTATAATCGGCAATAAGAACTCTTCCAACGCTTTGATTTTCAAATAAGGATTGCATTGCTTGTAAATTCTTTTGATTCACGCCACCTTTTTCTGGATCAGTTCCCATTGTAACCAGAAGAACAGCTTGTTGCATGGTTCTTGTTACTGCCATATCCATCTTTTTCATTTCAAGTTTCCAATTGATATCATCAAGAACTGGAAATCCCATTGGAATAGAAAGAGGCTCGTAGTCTTGCTTCTTATAAAATACTGCTGCTAATTTAGTTTTATCTAGTGGCACAAGAATATAAGAGTTACTTTTATTTTTTATTTTATCTTTAGTTTCTGGAGGAAGATTATCGTAAACTTCAATATCTTCATCTGTTTTTGGATCTCTTAATCTTTCTAATTCGTAATCACTTAATAATTTATAATATGTATTAAAAGAATAATTAACTGTACCACCAACATAAACATCTGCTGGATTAACTATTGTATATCTAGCTGGAAGTTTGATTTCTCCATCCTGAGCTATAGATTTTAATTTTGAACCAAAAGTTTGTGTTATTTTTAAAAGTTGCTCATTAGTTAAAGAGGTATCAAATCTATAAGTGAATACATTTCCACTTCTATAATACTCTCTAAAGAATTGATCTTGGAAACTTGCTAGATTTATTTTCTTGAAATATGCTTCAAAAAATTCTCTTGATTTTTGACTTCCACCAGTTAGATAAATTGAACTACTAGAAAATTCACTCATTAAATCTATGGTATTTCTAAAAATAGCTACATTATAATAAGCCTTTTGACACAAAATAATAGAGTCTCTTACGTCTAAAGTAGAAAGATTTTTTACATAATTAGAATATCTAAAAGGAATTAATCCTGTATCAATATTAGTGAATCTATTCGTTTTCTCTATTGATGAAGACGCATTTCTTCTGGTGGATGTTGTGTTTGCTCTTATTTCTGAAATCTTGGCTCTTTTGTCACTTGAGTTATCAGATCCATAAACCATTAATGGGGTAGTATCTTCTTTTGGAATAGCTATAGATGCTTTTATTTCTTGAATTTTGTTTTTTTTGCTCATTTATTTGATGATATTACACTTATTTTATCATTATTGGGGTGAAAGTCTGGGATATTTCTTCTTTTGGTGCGTTTATTATATCATTATAGCACTTTAAACCCCAATTTACTAATAAAAGTGCAGAATAATTATCTTTTCTTGCTTTATTTGAAGAGGAGCTTCTTTTTAAATGTTGAGGCAAGTCAAATGATTGAGTGCCTCTAGCAGTTGACGAGTGCTCTACTAGAGTGCATTGTTTTTTTGTCTGATATATAAAATCATCTTGGTTCTCAATAAAATCAAGAGTTGACCAATCTTTCTTGTCTTCTGTTTTCATCAATTCAATCGGAATACTCTGACTAAATTGAGATTCAAAAAAACTATCATTAGCACATGTTTTACTAGCAAACCATATTTTTTTATAATCAATTGATGCCTGTAAATGTTCGTTAGCTTTTCTAATAAAATTACTAGTGAAGACTTGATTAAAAGCTATTTTTTTATTTTCTAGATTATAGGAGTTTCTTGTTTTTCGAACTTCTTGATCATACTCTGGTCCTTCTAAATCAGAATTAAATTCAAAACTATTTATTGCTAAATTATTACTTTTAAACAATTCAGATTGATTACAAGCAGAAAGAAATACGTCTGCACCAGCGTTATCTAAAATCATAAATACAATATTAAAATTAGTCATAAGGTAATAGAAATAATTAACATGATTTTTTAAATTACCTAATCCAGCATAAGTATGAATTAATGTACCAGTTTTATTTTCTTCATCTATCTCCATTACTGCCATAGCAAAATAATCCGCGTTTGGGCTATCGCTCATATTTGGATCTATACCAAGTATATATTTTTTTCCAGAAGATCCTTTCATCAGAGTATGAGGAGTTTCTCCGTTTTTAATCGTGCAATCTTCCATTTTTTTTGCACTAAAATAACTATCACTTCCATCAGTAAATCTAGCACAATACTCTCTTAAAAAGCTACTATGACTTGATCCTCCATTTTGTGCTTCTTCAATAATAGTCTTGTCTATCATTTCTAATGGAAGAGCCTCGTAACTTAATTGAGAAATAAAATAAGATGCCTCGCTAGGCTCTTTACAATTAATTTTTTCTATCCATTCGTTATGTGTTTTATAAAGATTTTCGAAAGTATAACTCGCAGAGGATAGCGCTATCATTTTACTATTATTTTCAAATACAAGTCTGTCCTCCTCTTTCATTAAACCATCTTTTATTAAGATATCTTCAGTTTCTCTAATTTCCATCCTTTCTTTCATATTTTGTGGTGCTACTAAGAAGGGCATTAAAACAGTTTTAATGATATCTTCTGGAAGAAGCAAAAACTCATCTAATACAAGTACATTTGCTCTAAATCCTCGAATTTTTTCTCCGTTCAAGGGTATAGCGACTATGCTTCCTCCATTAATAGCCCATTCATATTGATCATTTCTTTTACTCTTAGAGCCAAAAGCTTGTTGCAAGAGTTCTGCGCCTTTACTATTTACAATTTTTTCTAGATTATTAAATATGAATCTAGCTGTTCTAAAAGTTGGCCCTGCAATTAAAATTTTTGTGTTAGGTTCAAAAACGCATTGAAGGAAGCAAAAAACAGCAGCTACAAAGCTTTTTCCGCAACCTCTTCCCCAAATGCACATATTAAAATTTCTAGCCATTAGAGCTTTTAAATGTATCTCTTGATATGGAGCTAATTTTATACCACTAATAAGTTCTGTAGTAAAACCTAAATTAGATCTCAAAAATTTCACTAAACTAATTTTTGCTTCTTTGTCATTTAATATACCTTTTAATTCCATTAATTCTTTATTAATGTCGTGATATTCTTTTTTATATTTATCTGGAGAATATATCATAAAAGTTTTAAATCATAAGCTAATTGAAGATCTACTTCTTTGTAAAAACAATTTGATGTAAAAATAGACTCAATAACTCTTGTCATTTCTACTCTTCCATCTACAAAAAGAAATTGTAGATTATCATAACTTTGCAATAATTCTCTAACGTTATGAAATATATATTCTGGCGTGGCTTTAATTTTTTTACTAATATGAGGAAGATATTGAAAGCTAAGAGCGTTAGATAATTTTTCTTCTATTACTACTACTAGATAAGCTCCACTTTTCTTTGCTCGATCTATTTCATTTTTAAATCTATCAAAATTTTTAACACTTAAAGTGCTAATAAAATCACTTAAACTTTTTCTTTCTATAAAGCATTTGCAATTATCATTGCTACAAGAATAATCTCCAAATGGTAGTGTTTTAATTTCAAATTTTGTATCAAATTTTAACCAACTCTGTTCCCTTGTATCAACATAAATGATTGATTTTTTGTTTAACTTATTTTTAAATTGATCAACTATATTAGTTGTATGAATAAATTTATTCTTTAACCCTAAATTAGCGCAAACATCATAATAGTCGGGAAATATCTTATTATAGAATATAATTGATGGAGACATTATTGTTCTTAGCTCTACTTGAGAAGGACTATATAATAGATTTTTATCTTGTTTTCTTTTGGTGATTAATGATTTGCAATACTCTTGGGCTTTTTCAATAGGTTGCTGTTTAAGCCATTTTTTCATATTATTTTTATCATTAAAATCACTATTAAAATATTGTTCTTTAGTTTTAAAATTTATGAGTTCGTTTGTTAAAAGATCTCGTCTTTCGAAATATGTTTGATAATATTTTGTTTTATTAAGTTTATATCCTTTTAAAGACATGTGTAAAGATTTTTCACTTGGAAATTCTTTTCCATCTACTTTGCAAATAACTGACATAATCTTATCCATTTAGAATATCTTCTTCAGATATTCCTAAAATTTTACATTTTAATTCATCCATAGAATCAAGTCTATTTATCTCTGTTTTTACAATAGCTCTTCTTAGTTCTGCCATTTTTAATAATTTTTTTCTAGACTCTTCTTGTTTCCACATCTCTACAAGGTTTAATATACTAGCGTTATCTTTTATTTGTTTACTTAGCCTGTCGCTTCTTTTTACTTTTAAATCATTTAATAGTTTTTGTTGACGATTTACGCAATCATTATACTCTTTTCTTGCTGTGCTACTAGCTTCTACGATAGCCATTGGAATTCTTCCATCTTCTTGAGTAGCTAAATCTATTTGATTTTGTAAAGCTGTAATCGTTTGTTGAATTGTGGATGATATAACTACTTCTGTAGCGAGAACAATGTATTGATCGACTTCTTCTTGGGTAAGATCACTCTTATCATAAGTATATCTCAAAAAACTACTTTCAAATAAATCCCTATCATCTTCGTCATCATAAAGATTAATTTGATGAGTAAATCTATAAGTGTTCATATAACTAATCAAAGAATTTACTTCTTTTTTTTGTCTTGGAGTAATTTTTTCTTTTTCAATTCCATCTAATATATATTTATTAATTTTTACAATCATTCTTTCTTCGCTTCGTGGAGCTTTATAAGTTTCTGTAGCGATATTTTCATTTGTATCGTTAATATATTTAATATTACTAGGTATAGTTTTCATGTAATCAAGAATGCTTCTAGTTTCTTGACAAAGATTTGTTAATGATTCATTTTTAAATAAAATTTTAGCTATTTCAAGTCCTGTCATCATTGCGCAATTATTGCTAATATATTCTTTTTGATCTTCTGTTAATTCTATAAGACCTTTTGCTTGATATTCGTGACTTTTTCTTGGTTTAATTTGTCTTGCTGCAAGAAATTGTTTTACAGCTTTACCTTCTTTACTTCTTCCATCGAGATCATCTCTATTAAAAGCTAGTTTAACTAATTCTGTTAAAGATGGGGGATTATCTGAACGATTGTTCCATTCTTTTAATAAAATTAATTGTTGTTCTTCTGTTAGTTGTGGTAAATCATCACTCATATTAATGTAAATCAATATCTCCATTATATAAATGTTTTTTAACTTTAGTTACAATAGCTTTTTTTAAATTTTTAACTTGCTTATATCCTATTTTTCGATTTTTTTCAGTAGTTTTATAGCCCATTAAAGAGGCTGATTCTTCTTCTGATTTATGTTGAATATAATGTAGGTTATAAAATCTCCATTCTATAGGCTTAAGTATTTTTTGCATTTTTGCATGAATATTTTTTGCGGCTTTATCTATATTAATATCGTCCTCAATAATATTATGAACTTCTTGTGAGTGATTCTCTAAGGTTACTGGTAATTTAATATCATATGCTGATTTTTTATTCTTTTCCCACTTTGCATATAGTGGACATTTTCTACATTGATTGCCATATATATTACATCCATCTTCATTTTCTGCTGCAGCACATTTTAAACATGGTCTTGAATAATTACCATAGTTATTTCTTATTAAATTTTTTATTTGATTGCTAACAATCCTATTTATCCATGGGGCGAGAGGTTGTTTTTGATTATACATTTCCCATTTTTTAAAAATATGTATCCTCAATATTTGAGAAACATCGCTAAAGTCCATCCAAGCAAGCGCTGTGAGGTTCCATTTATGTTTTCTTTTACTAATTTCTTGGTCAATTTCAGAAATTCTACTTTCGAAACTAGATTTCAGATCGCTCATTAATTATTTCTTACTTCTTCTTAAAGAGCTGGCTTCTTTCGCAAAGTCTTCTAGGACTTGTTTTTTGGAGACTTTTTTTGCTTTTTCTTTTCTTCTTTCTTTCTTTGAGTTTTCGCTTCCAGATGTTCCCATTAAATCCTTAAGTTTTACTCCTCTAACTACTTGGTCTGATTGGGTTTCTACTTGTAGTTTAGATATATTTGGGACTTCGTTAACGTCTTGGTCGTCATCATAATTAATATCATTATCTAATTCTGGTTCTTCAATATATATTTTTTTAGCTATTATAGGTTTTTTAATTTGAACTTTTTCTATAACTTTTTCAGTATTTGGTTCAAATGATGCTCCACAATTAGAACAAAATATTGGTTTTTTTATTGAATACTCTGTTGGTCCACCACAAGAAATACAGTATCTTTTCATTTAATATGATTATATATTAAATATTAATTTAAATCTAATTTAAATTAATATCAATAGATATTAAAATCTATTTAAACTGCCAGTTTTGCACATGTTGTAATACTAGTGTAAGAAGAGATATGACCATTTCTACTAGTTTAATTTGTTTAGCTGTGTTAGTTTATATTTTGTATTTAGTAGAGAGAGTTAAGTAATTATTTGTCTAAATAATCTTTAATATCTTTTACTAGTTTTCTTCTCTTATTTCGCTCTAAAACTGTTATTAAGGTAGCTAGTGCTATTGGAAAAGCAAACCTCAGAAAGAATTGAAGGTGATCTTCCTTACTTAATAAATCAAAGTAATTAATGTAAAGGTCACTTAGCCCCCAAAGCGTAAAAAGTATCGCAGGGACAAAAGTGATAAAAAAGAACTTATCATAAGATTTTAAATCAGCCCACCAGCTTTTGATTTTAAGTAGCATACATAGGCTTACACAACATTAGATTGGAGTTGCTTGAGCTGGAACTCCATTTGATAATACTGGAGGTGCTCTATATTGAGAATCAGTTGGAGTAGACGAAGCTCCAGAAGCTGTGTCTGGAGAACTAAAAGTAGAGAATTGAAATTCTTTTTCCATGTTAACATCACTTTCATTAACTTCTACTTGTCTGGATATTCCATTAACTTCTAGAGCTACTGGGCTTTTATGGCCCGATACATTAAGCATCATTTCGCCTTGCTCATTTTTAGTTATTTTAATTCTTATTTGATCTTCTGTATAAGAATATGGCGTTAATAAAAACGCCGCTAATAGTATTATTGTTTTTTTCATAAGGTTTTATATCTTGGGTTTTGGAAAACATTAGACTTATATTTTAATCTTACTTCTTTGATCATATAGCCTACTGACACATAAACAGGTTCATTAGAGATTATATTAGATGGTTTAGTGCTATTAAAATTTAATATCCATTTATGAGAATCTAATCCTATAGGCTCGATGCCTTTGGTAAAACATGAAACTTGTTCTGTAGCATATCCAAATTCTAATCCAGATTTTTCTATATTCTCTTGTAATGTAGATTGAGGCATATAAGCCAAACAAAAAAGAAGCCCTGTTATAAAGATACTGAATATATAATAAATCTTATTCATTGAATTGTAAAAATAGAATATCTACCTTTGCCTAAGCATTGATAATAGTACCTGTACTTCTCTTCTCCAACTTTATGAACTCCAAAAACTTCATCTTTAAAGTAATCTTTTAAACTAACTGTATCGTGATCTCCAACATGTTTTTTAATCCAAGTAGAAACTTCACCAACGTTTCCTTCGAAGACTACTACTTTTCCATGACTTGTGTATTGCATTTTTCT